GCATAAACGCTTGTTCCTGCTTGTTGCGCTGTTGAAGCTGATGTTACTGTCCCACTAGTGAAATCTGAAACTTGTGATTTTGTTATAGATCCTGAAAGATTTACTGCGGTTGAAGCATTAGTAGCAAATAACGATGTTCCTGCGGTTGTCGCATAATCTGCGGTAGATGCTGCTGAAGCAAAAAAGGCTGTCCCTGCAGTATTTGCTGTAGAAGCCGCAGTAACAGTTCCGCTAGTAAAATCAGAAACCTGCGATTTAGTTATAGAACCCGAAATAGTTGTTGCAGTCCCTGCAGTTAAGGCTGAACCTGCAGTAATAGAAGTTTGGGCAACATTCTTCCAAAGGTCTGTAGCCGCATCGTATTGAACAAGGTTTTTATCTGCAACAGCAACTATAGAAACATCGTGTAGTTCAGAAAACTCATACCCATTCTGCACTTTAACAAACACACGCCCATTACCTGCCGATGCTTTAGCGCAAACACCAACATAAACTAGATGATCACTAGCAACAGGTTTAGTTTCAGTAAAAGCACCAGGAATAGTTGGCGATAAATAAAGTTGTGCGCCTTCAGTAACGCCCTGCGTATTTACCCCATCAAGGTAGCCTTCAACCATACACAAACCAGTAGCATTATTGGCAATGTTTTCACTCAACCAACCTAAAGTTCTAGCCGAAGTGATATCGCCTGTAGCCAAAGCCAAACTAACTTGAGTATGAATCCCGTTAGCACCTGAAACATAAACGATAGAACCTTTAGCAAGAGTTGAGCCTGTTTTGTTTGTTACAAAAACATAGGTTGGATCACTATTGCTACCTGGAATACCCTGCAAACCTGCTGTAGCTTGGCTAACTTCTACAACCTGATTAGTTATCGCAACTGTCGTTACATCATTAGTAGTTGTTACATCAGTTGTAGATTCAGTTGTTGAAACAATAACATCACTCATCTAGTTACATTCCCGCTAACAATAAACGCACCTTGCAGAAGCCTAGTAACAATGTTCCCTGAACTTACCATCTCTAAATCGTAGGCGTAAGCACCAGCAGGGATAGCGGCGGACTGTGTAGAAGTAATAGCAACAGCAATAGTTCCTGCAGTCCCACCTAAAACAATTCCCGATCCAGCCGCATCATTCAAAGATAAAAGCGTGGCAGTAGCATCACTAGAATCACGAACCTGCATTCTTGCCTGATAGCCAGTCCAATTTATTGCAGTTCCGCCTTGCGTTACAGTAAAAGTTTTATCGTAATCTGCGCCCTGCCAACAAGTAATGTTATATGTGCCTGGATTAATCATTTTAGGAATCCTTTACTAATTAAATAAACTGCAACCGCAGTAACAACACTTGTAATCAAAGATGGAATCCAAGCATTTCTGTTAGCTTGCTTCTCTAAATCTCTAATCCTAGTTTCGTGATCTTGTGAAGCCTGCAAAATCTGTAGGCTATTAGCCTTCAAAATTTCTATGTCCCGAACAATTTGCAGAAGCAAAGTTTGATTAGTAGGTTTCTGCTCACTCATTCGGGGTCATCTCCAACCCACAAAAACAACAGCAAACAGGGATGCCTTCAGGATGTGGGGAATGTTCTTCAACACCCATCGGACAATTAACAGTTTTACAAGTAAGCATTCTTTTACCCCGCAGCCGTTCCAGAAGTCATTTGTATAGCAACCCCATAAACAGTAATCGTATTAGCCCCTTGTGAAGCAGCCCCATTATTGACCATCGCAACAGTAACAGTTCCAGAAGTAACCGCATTAACGACAGGGGTAATCATCGCCCCCGATGTTGAAAGCGTAACGATAGGGGCAACAGTAAAACGGGAAGCAGGAAAAGCGATAGCAACAGTAGCAGAAGAACCCGAAGCGATAGCAGTAGAAGGCCCTGTAGCAGTTATTGCAGATACCGCTAAAGGTAGTTTAGAAAAGTTTGAATTCAGATCCGATGCGGTAAGAACATCGCCAATATTCCAAGTTTTAGTAGCAGCCATTTTTTTCTCCTGAACCTATTTTATCTACGCTAAAGTATCTGTATCTAAAACACCTAGAAGCGTAGAATCAAGCCTAAAAGGTAAATTATCTAACGAAGCCAGCCTGAAAGTTATTTCATCTCTCTCAACATCCGTATTACCTGCCACACCAAGAATTTGGTAATACTTATCAACTATTGAACCTGTAGCGGAAGGTTGAAAACAAACCCTAACAACATCACGCAGTTCTAACGCCAAAACAATGTTCTGTTGCGCTGTAGTCAAAGATTCTAGGCTAAGGGTGATTTGTTCAGCCCTGTATTCAGGCAACCTAAATTCACCTAGCAACGCTGAAGCTATCTCTGCGGGGCGGGTAAGTGAAGTAGTTAGATTATCTGTTTGTGAAAAAGTTTTTATCCCGTATCTGGACTGCCCTGTAGTGTCTTCCACAATAGCACTAGCGTTAGTGCCTATAACTTGAACTTTCGTGTAAAGATTTTCTGAACCATAGGCTACCTGCAAATCCATAAAGGGAATACCTGTCCCATTACCATAAGCAGTTCCTTGACTGTTCAAATCAGCGAAAGTATGTATAGCGGGTGCAGAAACAGTAGAAGCAGTAGAAGTTAGCAGCCCTGACTGCGAAGCATAAGTTAAACCTGACCAAGCGTTCCTATAGCGGGTAGAAGCAGTATCAACAGAAGCTTTATACGATCCATCAAAATAATCTATCCACGCTGTTCCAGGTTCAACTTGGAAACCTTCCGTATAAATCACATAGTTAGTTCCGCCATAAGTATTAACCGAAAACTGTATTCCGCCAATAGTGCCTGAAGGATTATTTAATGTTCCACCTACACGAACCCAAGTAGCAGTAGAAGGTGAAGTAACTGTAGCAAAACCTGAATCCATCAAATCGCCATCAGTATCTAGAAAAGCAAAAAACGCTTCATAAGGGTTTATAGCCCCACGCAGATAAGCACTAAAAACAACGCTAGTTCCAACTGTCGCATAGCGTTCAAGATTAAAATTCGTGTAAGTGAAACCTACACCCTGATCTGCAGGGTCTGGCGCATTAACAGTAGCCCCACGATAAACACTTCCACCAAAGTTAGATGCAACAGCAGTAGAAAGCGTGCCAATGTTGTAAATGTAATAACCTGAACCATCTTCAACCTGCGTATTATTCAACGCTGTAGAAGGGTAAGAAGCAAAGTTGTAGCGCAAACTATTAGACCAAGCATAATTAGTAAAACTACGATCCTTAAAAGTCATAACGCCAGAAGCATTACTAAAGAAATCACCAGGCTCAGATCTAGCCACCTGTTGCAGATAAGACAAAACACTATTGCCTGCAGTGAAGTCATCATAACCAAGCATCGTTTGCCCAGATTCCACGCCAGCGTATTCGGCTGCACCAAACCCGTTATAGTTGAAAACTGTTTTCATTCTGTCCGAAGTTGCTTCAACCTGCCAAGCCTGCCCACCAGTAAAAACAGCGTTTCCGACACGATACATTCTGTCTAAAGCAGTAAGCGTAGCTTGCCCATCTAAGCCTGCTTCATCAAAAGTAAAATTCCAGTCTTGAACAAACCCAATAAACCTAGTTATCGTGTTTGCTTTTACCCGCACCTGCCCACCAGGTTGAACAACTGTATAGCCACCAACCCCATACCAAAGCGGGGAACTAGTGTTTAGCGGATCAAATACACGGGCATTATTTACAAAAGTTATAGAAATAGAACCTGCAGAATAATCTTCAAGTTGATTACTAATCCCACGATCTAAAGTTATGGACTGAACATAACTAGAAACATCTATAAAACCCGAAGAAGCAAAACTAATTTCAACAGTATAAGAAGGGACAGCCATTATCTAGTCCCAAGAATAGAATTAACCCCACCATTTTGATTAGCGTATTGCTTCCAAGCATTCACACTAGCTTTAGGATCAGCGTTAGGAACATTTATCGTAATGTTGTTAGTTACAGGCTTCTGCGGTTTGATAAACGAAGGAACAGTTCCAGAAGGCGTAATCAAACTTTTTCTACGCTGATAATCTGCCGCTAATTCTGCAGGGGTCATACCAGCCTGCGGTGTGCTTCCAGGTGTAGCCAAAATAGCGGCGGCAGTTCCAATAACAGGTAAGCCTATAAGTTTCTTGAAAGCACTACCCTTGCC